GAGAATTTAGAGGCACAGGGCGAAATGTACTGTACAACTGACTCTTGTGAAATAAAAATATCTTAGTATGATAAAATAGACTCATAATGTCTAGTCCATCAAATCTATATGCAGAAAAAATATACTCAGAGCACCCTCAATTTTTGTGGGCACTCGATGATAAGGCGGACTATGTTTCTTTAATTTCAGAAATACAAAGAAACATTTCTACTTGGACACCTGACAATGGATCTTCTGTAATAACTGAAGAATTATTAGATGCTCCGTTTCCAGACAGTGTTATTAATAAAGTAACACCATTATCTGCTGGAGCAAATGTATTTTCTACAACTCTTGTCAGTCAGAATATTATAACGGTACAGGAATTAAATAGTACATTAAAGACTTTCTCAATTGGCTCTTATTTTTACACTACTAGCCCATACGCATTAAGTGTTGAAATAGGATATAGATATTATGATGATGCACAAGAACAATATATAGATGTTTTAAAGTCTTATGACGCTTCGTTGTCAAATCGTTGGTACTTTTTATCAGAAACTTTTAGCCCAGAAGACACAACATTACCAATAAGACTGGTTATCAAGATAAATTATTTGGGGCAATCATTGAATTTATCTGATTACATATTTTATATAAACGGTATAACTTTTGGTCAATGGTGCGAGGAATTTCAGTCTAGTTCTTTAGGAGTGACAAAAACAAATCTTCCAAGTGACATAGCATTAAATAGTAGCGATGTTATCGAGGCAAAAGCATATGGCTTATCAGATTATAATGGATACTATTTTATAAATAACAACGCCCTGGCTGCAAAAAACTTCGGCATCCCTATGGTTTTTGGATCAGAGAATGTTACTAAGTTATATAACAATGACAACAAGCCATGTTTGATTGTTCCTTCAAACGGTATGATGTCTGAAGGTGGGAGATACCATGAGTTTACTTTAGAGTTTTGGCTAAGAACAAATAATTCTTCTTCTCAATCAAAAAGAATAGTTGGGCCAATTGCTTCAACCGATGGCTTATATATAGATGGGCCATTTATAATATTAAAGATAAACGAAAAATACGAATCATATTATATTGGTCAATGGGAAAGGCCAATGCTAATACATTGGAGATACTCTAATAACCTATCCACAATTTTGCTAAATGGTGAAGAGATTATATCGATGACTATAGACAGTTCTTCAATTTTATTACCAAGCACAGAAAACGAATTTGGTAAAAGTCAGGATTGGATCGGCTTTTACGCATATCAAGATATACAGCCTATTGAATTAGACTGTATTGCTTTATATACATATCTTGTTCCATCCTTAGTTGCAAAACGAAGATTTATATACGGACAGGGTGTTCAGTATCCAGAAAACCTTAACGCATCTTACGGTGGGAGCACTGTTTTATTTGATTATTCTTTTGCTGACTATACTAAAAATTATAACTATCCAGATCTCGGATCTTGGTCACAAGGACTTTTAGACAACATATTGATTGAAGATAATTATTTAAAAACTCCAGAGTTTATAACTCCACAAATAATTACTAATAGCATTGCCAATAATGGAGAAGAATTATTGAATCAATGTTCAGTAATTCAAAATGAAAATTCTTTATTTATAAATCTAAAACCATCTTCTCCGACGTGGGATAATATCGACTCATATATTTATTTTGATAACTTTAATTTGTTAAATCAAAGAACACACGCCTTTTACGGCTTGTTTAAAAAAGAAATTGGATCTGTGAGCAATCAAGTTCTTATAAGAATAGAAGATAATTCTGGTAATTATTTGTCAATAGAGTCTATTGGTGCAGATATTAGATATATCTTCAAGTATGGAGAAGAGCCTATTCAAACAGTATATGAAGCATTTTCTGTTCCTGAAAATGAAATGTTTGCAGTTGGAATTGAGATAGATGTTTTCAGAGATTATTATGGAGGAAACCTAGTTTCATTTTTTAATGGATCCTCATCATTAAAAATGTACGTCGGAGGAACTAAAGAATTTGAAAAAACATTTACTGGCAATATTTATAAAATTGCTTTATGCTCTGAAAAAAATGTAAAAGATATTGAAGGCTTATTCAATATTCTTGGAGTTCCGAAAGATTATGAAAATATTTTTAATCTTTATGGCTCTGGAGTTAGTTATGATGGCGGAGATGCAGATCAAGATTTCTGGTCTTTTGTTTCTAATGGAGGAGACGTTAATTCATTTTTAACATTAGAATTAGAAAATCATGTCGCTAGTTTTTCAATAGTTCCCAAAAATTATTTTGATAATTTTTATTTAGATATAGACATTAAAGGATCTTGGAAAGATTATATTCCTTTGTCATATTTTGGTCAATATATTACAGATGAATATGGAGATAGTAAATTTGGATTAGACTTTATTCAGTTTAATATAAACTATCCAGCACCCGTAAAGTTTAAAGAAACAGAGACTATAGATAATGATGGCTGGCCTTATAGTGAATTGTCATCAACATATTCGTATCCAGTACAAAGAACCTATGAGTCTTTAGATAATTATTTATATACTGGATATGTAAATTATGAAGACCTTAAAGAAAAATCTATTAAAACATATTCATATGATACATCAGATGCTATAGTAAAGACATACATTACATTTGAATACCTTGAGTTAGGAGCCAATGCTCCAGAAGGATTTTTTGTTAATACTATAGATGTTCCTAAAAATGGTGTAGTCAGCCCAGGAAGTGAATGGATCAATACTAAATATGAAGTTGTTGATAATACAATTATATATCCTCCAAAGGGAATTGATTTTAATAAAATAGCGATTGTTGTTCATCTTGAATTTTTAGTTGATGGAATTAAATATCAACCAATAAAAATTAAAAACCTACAGTTGGCCTCACAAGCCTTTAATTATAATACAGCAAATAATATAGGCACTAGATTTGGAACTAACGTATATCCATATATCAGCAATGGATATTATTATAACTATAAATCTAAAAATCCTTTTGTTATATATAAAGACTCCTCTCCATATCTTTATTTGACTAGAAACTCTGGTTTAGAATTGCGAGGCAGTTATGATCCACTTGTTAATAGAGGGGTTGCTATACCAGTTAATGCTAATAAAGATGCAAACTATGAAATGATGGCTATGCAATCTTTAATTAGATTTAATGAAGATTTTTTCCCATATGCTCCTACACAGATTATGCAAATAAATGCAAAAGGTAAAACAATAAAGTTATACATGGTAGCCAACCATCCAACAGGTAGAAGAGCAAAAATATATGCGATTGATGGAAATACAGGAGCGCTCTATAGTGGTATAGCATTTTATTTAAATGGAAAAATAGTAAAAGAGCCAGTAATTAATATTAATGAATGGACAATGTTAGGAATAGGATTTCCTAGTATATTAAACTTTAAGTCTTACGCTGGTTCAATAATGGTTAATGGCCCAATTATATTTAATAGTTTGTCATTTTATCAAACAACAAATTTGCAGGCTATTCAGACAGTAACAAAGAGGCCTTGGGCTAGGGTAAAGTTTTCTGTAGATGGTGTTTTTGATTGGGAATACTGGAATGATTACTTTGTATGGCAGGGTGTGTTGGTACAGTCAGCAGTTAGTTATTATGGAGTAAACCCTTCAGATCTATACAAAGCGTATACTGGAACTAATAAAATTATAGTCGATGATTCTAGAGTTTTTAGTTTTAAAGATTACGAGTATGCAATTTTTAAAGATATTTTGTGGCAGTCCCAGATATCAGATGCGGTATAATATGGTATACTAATGGTTATGAAAAACAAAAATCAGCCACTTTTTGGTAAAGACGGTAAACCAAGAATGCCTGGTCAAATAGGCGAAACCAAAGTCACTCTAATAGATAAAAATTATGACTGGGGTATTTATGTTTGGAAAAAATCTAATGGTAAGTGGTTTACTGATGGAAATGGAAATATATTGAATATTCCATCAATGAAGGGCGATCTTGCAAGAATTGCAGAACTAAAGCAGGCAGCAGCATACTATGGAGAGCCAGATGGAGAGCCATATTTTTTTGCAGGTATGGGAAGAGTTACTGATGAGGAATATAGTGAGCAGGTAGATAGAATGAAGGCTGGACTTATTCCTAATCTAAACGATCTTGGAGCCGTGCAGGCAGCAAAAGATACGATTGCTAAGTATGGAGATGAAGAGTAATGTCAGAAGAAAAAGAATATGTTATTGGTGCCAGAATAGATGCACTATCAGATCCGCAAGACTCATTTAAGTCATCAGATCCATTCAATAAATCATGGACAGAATTAAAGTCGTATTCTGGCATAGATAATAATTTTAAAAGAAGAACTAACCGTTTAGTCGAAAAAGCAATGCCGAATGATCCGACACAAGGATACTTAGATAGTGCAAGAGCAGAGCAACACGGTATAGGAGACTCCAAATCAAAAGAAATTAATCCTGGAACTGTATACAGAAATGGCTATGGATTATTTGATGTAATTACTCCACCATGGAATGTTTATGAACTTGCCAATTATTATGATACATCTTTTGCTAACCATGCAGCAATTGATGCAAAGGTTGAAAATATAGTTGGTCTTGGATATGATTTTGAAGTTTCTCCAAGCACAATGCTTAGACTAGAATCAAATAAGGATAGAGGTCAGGTAGAAAGAGCAAGAAATAGAATTGAACGTGCAAAAATTGAAATGCACGAATGGCTTGAATCTTTAAATGATGATGATTCTTTTACAACTACAATGATGAAGGTTTATACAGATGTTCAGGCTGTAGGAAATG